TGCACTTTGCAGCACAGTGATGTTGTGTGTCAACAATCTCGGGATCCAGAACTAAGGAGCTTCAGATCGCTTTTGAAAGTCTCGATCGAGATCAATCATAGCTTTCTTAACTCTAAAGTTCTGATTAATATTAGTTGTAAACATTGGGTCCTCTATTAATTGTCGTTTAAGTCCCTTACCAAAGGTACTCAGACGATACAGTATGACTACTGACCGTCTTTGTCTTTTGACTAAGAGATCTAAATCGATAACAGTAGTGGATTCCAATAACGGTAACAACTCCTTCCATACGTTGAGCTTATTCCCCACTTCTAGTAACCCTTGGATCCCATTGTAGATGGAATCCCGGAGTGGCCAGTCATGGGTACTAAGATCATTCGTATCTAACATCCCTGCAATCATAGTATCCAGTTTTGCTGTATACCGCGAAAGCTTGAATGTTAGTCCCATTACTATTCCATTCACAACAGCTGATGAAACCCTTGAAAGTTCGCTTTCAAGCATTACTTCTGACGCTGGAATTACATACTCATCATTCGACCACGTGTTTGTGGCGAAGAAGTTTCGGACTTCGTCCGGATTGAAACTTCTGAGGTTACGAAGCGTGAATCGAAATGATCCTAGCAGAACTCTCAAGGCTGTCAATTTCTTGGCATTCCATGAGAGCCGGCTGTACAACATTACGACACTCTCCACCGACCCGGTAAAGTTCAGCGGCACTAGTCCTCTGTCAAACTGGGTCAAGACAGCACTAAATAGCTCCAATGGACTAGATAGTGTTGACTTGATCGAGTTAACAGGAAAACCAGTAACCTCGATTCCCATGTGAAACCATCGCTTAGCAAATTCATATGTCGTTTCCGACACATGAGTTTTGTGCGGCGAGATCTCAACACCGAAATCGGTTATCAGCTCTACATACTTCTCAGAAACCTTATCGTTAGTAATAACGATATCATCTCCGAGGAGAATGTAATCCTTGAAAGGGAACTCCCCAACAAGATGAGCTGCATACTGAACCACCAAGTGGTGGGTAAGTGTGAACATGGGCCAAGAGCTTCTTGCTCCTATAGGTTGCCCGACCGCATAGCGGACGGACTTCCCATCAGGAGTCTTAAAGTCATTGAACGTCATGAGCGCCCCCCAAGCATGTGCAAAGACTCCACCTAACATTTCTGCTAGGAGTTGTTTCTGTAATGACAAGGGGAACCGGTCTGTTGCATTTGAGAGATCAAGACTATGATACTTCTGACCCTCCTTCCGAGCAATGTAAGGGTCCTGCGTAAAAGTCCGGTCTTGGGGAAACAACCGAAGGAGATCGAAGAGCTGAACTGCAAGTGGTTCTAGAACCACCTGAGTAAAGTAATCTACGATCCCAACGAGTCGTGCCTTCAATTCCGGGTCTTGGATAACGGATAGACGTCGTACTGAGGGATCTAGATTGTAACCAAGTTTACCTAAAGATTCTATCTTTTTGGTAATTTGGTCCCAATTAAGATTTCCTTGGTACTTCATCCAAAGGTCTTTAAGATAGCTAGCCCCATCGAGTCCAATTACTCCAACTATAGCGGCCCACATGGGGCCCTTATAGTATTTGAGTGCATGGATAGCGGTGAGGATAGGATGTCCTAAAGGCCCTCCTTTCATGGTGAAGAAGAATATAGTGCGTGAAAATACGGGGCGGAACAGGACTAGTCCAAAATGAGTTACAAATTTTGTAACAAATTCGGGATCAATCTCTGTTCGCCCACCTGTGAATTCATTAGTAATGGAATCATAGTTGGGAGTAGCTTCGCATTGGATAGCACGAGAGACCGTCAGGAGTGTCAAGACGAACCGGATCTCATTTGGTGATCCTCGATCAATCAGTTCTTTTAAGAACCAAATTGACTTTGGAAAACCATCTTTGATTCCAAGTAAGTCAGACACTACGCATAACGGTGTTCCAGAGAGGTACCGTGTTACAACTAATCGGATTAATTTGATCCGTTTGATTGTCCACCGTAGACCTTTGGTTCGGATGTATTTACCCAATAGAGTAATCCATTGGTTGATACATTTTCGCCGTAAGTCATCGGCAATATCACTGTACCACAAAGAGGCAATCCACAGAAGGATTGTTTTAATGTGAGACATGATTTTGTTTGTGATAAAAATTGCGTAGTCAGTCTAGTCCTATGTACTCTTACAGATCGAAACTGCGGCAGTTTCGACCCTCCAGATTTGGTACTCCTACGGAATTACATAACAACCCTTAGCCTTTCGACATAGGTTAGATATGCAACCCGGACCGAGTTCGGGAGTATCCCTTACGGGGTATAGGCATATGCCACAACCTCCTACCAACAAATGGGGTTTCGGAGCACACGGCGGGGTTCCTTAGGTGCTCAGACTGTTTAGTTGGCTACCCTCAGATTAAAGCTCTTGCGAGGTTTTCTGGTGGTTAGGATAGCGCCGATTACAACACCCG